GGAATGGTCTCAATGATCTGACCTATGGTATACGTAACTATGAATTAGTCACTCTGACAGCAGGTAGTGGTGTTGGTAAGAGTCAGGTGATGCGTGAGGTGCTATATCATGTGTTGCAGAACACAGAAAGTAACATAGGCTGTATATTCTTGGAAGAATCAGTCACTAAGACTGCTCAGTCACTGATGTCACTGCACTCAGGCAAGCGATTGCATATTCCGACAGTGGAATCGACTGAGGAGGAGAGGCGTGATGCATTTAACGCTACTCTAGGCTCTGATAGGCTGTTCTTTTACGATCACTTTGGTTCTACCAGTGTTGAGAACATTGTAGGTCAGGTTAGGTATCTATCTAAGGCTCATGACTGTAAGTATGTGTTCCTAGATCACCTGTCCATCATTGTATCTGCTCAGGAGAATGGTGATGAGCGTAAAGCTATCGATGAAGTGATGACTAGGCTTCGTATGTTGACTCAAGAGACAGGTATTGCCTTGTTCCTAGTGTCACACCTTAGAAGACCTGCAGGTAAAGGTCATGAAGAGGGCGCGGCAACTAGCTTATCTGACTTACGTGGCTCTGCCAGTATTGCACAGCTGTCTGATATCGTGCTTGGATTCGAGCGTAACGGACAAGCTGAGAATGTTGAGGACAGGAACACCACCTACATCAGAGTGCTTAAGAATCGATTCAGTGGCGAGACAGGACTAGCTACAGCAGTCTCCTATGATCAAGACACTGGTCGAATGTCAGAAGTAATAATAGAGGGAGAAGTGTTATGAGATGCGCGGCATGTAATGTAAAGATGTCTGAGTTTGAGATGCTTATGAAAGCTCCAGACAGCGGAGAGTTTGCAGACCTATGTGGAGTATGCTATGCTATAGCCTATGATTTCGAGGATAAAGCAGAGAGCATAGATGATATTATAGGAGGCATCAAAGATGAGCAAGATAGGTGACGTTATTATAACACTGGAGGACTACGGATATGATTACAATAGACTTGGAAACAAATCTTTCGCACAATACGATATGGTGTGCAGGGGTTCAGAAGCACACAGAAGATACAGCAACTCTGACATTCGACAGCGAGCCGTTGAAGCAGATGTTATCTACTGCCGATGGGTTAGTGGGTCACAATATAATCTTCTTCGATCAGCCAGTCTTAAAGACCTGTTGGCAGGTTGATGTAGATGTACCTGTCTGGGATACACTTGTTATGGCTAGGCTGTTAGACCCTACACCTGTAGGTGGCCATAGTCTCAAGGAATGGGGCAAGCGTATTGGCATAGGTAAGATGGACTTCGATGTTGAAGACTTCGATGGTGGTTACACTGACGAGATGGGCGAGTACTGTAAGCGTGATGTTGAGGTTACTACTAAGCTGTACAAGTATCTCACGACTGCTCTTAAGAAGAAAGGATTCAGTGATCTATCTGTAAAGCTAGAGCATGAGGTGGCAGATATCACAGCACAGCAGGTTGCTAATGGATTCAAGCTAGATGTACCTGTAGCTACACAGTGGCAGACTGAGATGTCAGATAGGATTGATGAGATAGCATCAGAGTTACAGGAAAGGTTTCCACCTATCGTTACCATACGTGTCAGCGAGAAGACAGGTAAGCGACTCAAGGATAGTGTTGAGCAGTTTAACGTAGGATCTCGACAGCAGATTGCTAAGAGGTTGTCTAAGCTAGGTGTCAAGTGGAAGAAGAAGACTCCAAGTGGTGCGCCTATGGTAGATGAGAGTACACTGGCAGAGGTTGACCTGCCTGAGGCTAAGTTATGTGCAGAGTATCTTGGACTGGTTAAGCTTAAGGGTATGGTAGATAGTTGGCTAAAGTATGTAGACCCTGAGACACATCGTATACATGGGTATGTCAATAGCTGTGGTGCTGTGACAGGTAGAATGACACATAATAAACCTAACCTCGCGCAAATCCCTAGCTTAAAGATTGCTAGAGAATGCTTCACTGTAGAGGATGGCAATGTTCTAGTCGGTTGTGATGCTAGTGGTCTGGAGTTACGATGCTTGGCTCACTACATGAACGATGACAACTACACTAAGCAGATACTTGAAGGTGATATTCATTCGTTCAATCAGCATGCGGCAGGGTTACCTGAACGCTTCATGGCTAAGACAATGATCTATGGTCTCATCTATGGTGCAGGTGATGCAAAGCTTGGGCAGATTGTAGGCGGTGGTGCTAAAGAGGGTAAGAAGATACGCGACACATTCCTTACTCAGCTACCTGCATTGCGTAACCTTATTGAAAAAGCTAAAGGTATCGCCCAACGTACCAAACGTATCAATGGTATCGATGGACGTATGATTAAGGTTGATGAGGACTATAAGGTACTCAACAGATTGCTTCAGAGTTGTGGTGCTATCGTCATGAAAGTAGCTGTACGTAACTGCTGTCACAAACTAGATGAGCTTGGTATATTCTACAAGCTAGTCGCTCAGGTACATGATGAGGTTCAGATAGAAGCACGACCAGAAGATGCTGAAGTTGTTGGTCAGATAGCAAGACAAGGAATCATAGATGCAGGTGTCGAGCTTAATATGAGGTGTCCTATGGATGCAGAGTACCGCATAGGTGCTAACTGGAGTGCCACTCATTAAATTAATTTACTCAAAGACTTTACAGGAGGTTCAATACATGCTATAATATTACTATATAGTTAAATAAATAATTAAATATCAATAAATTACATTCAATGTATTAATAGTTATACAACATAATCTTAATAGTTAAACAACAGAGAGTAATAATTATGGAAACTAAACCAGTAGTAGTATCGTGTGAACTTCATTGGCCTTTCTTGAACAAGCCTAACGAGATGTCAGGTAAGTATCAGGTGGACATTGGTAAGCTATCCTCAAAGGCAGTGGATGCTCTGTCTAACATGGGCATTGCAGTTCGTAACAAAGGTGATGATCGTGGTAACTATGTTACTGTTAAGTCAATCAATCCAATCAACCCTGCATTTGCAGACATGGATGATGTAGACTCAGGACTCATAGGTAATGGCACTAAAGCTAACGCGGCCATCAAGCCATATCATTGGGACTTCAAAGGCAAGCAGGGTACTTCACCTAGTCTAGCCAAGCTTCTGATTACAGAGGTAGCTGTCTACGATAAGGATGGTGATGGCGGTGGTGTAGATATGGATGATGTAATCTAATGTTACTCATCGATGCCGACATCTTAAGTTACAGGATTGGATATGCCTGTAAAGATGAGACAGTAGAGACAGCGTTCTCTCAGTTGAATAACTTAGTGTTGGATATCTTGGTAAGGGGCTGTGATGATGCAGTCCCCTATCAACTCTACCTAACAGGCAAAGGTAACTTCAGGAATGCACTTGCCACAATACAACCCTACAAAGGAACACGAACATCTGAGAAGCCCTCCCACTTCTATGCGTTAAGAGATTACATGACAGAGGAATGGGATGCTGTAGTTGTCGAGGGACAGGAAGCTGACGATGCCATTGCTATCGAAGCTACGACTCAAGGCAAACATACAGTCATTGCTAGTGTAGATAAAGACTTCCTTCAAGTACCTTGCAGACACTTCAACATTAATAAACGCGAGTGGTCTGAGGTTAATGAATGGCAGGGACTTTACTTTCTATACAAGCAGATGCTTACAGGTGATAGGGTAGATAACATACAAGGATGTGTTGGTATTGGCGAGGTCAAGGCAACCAAAGCATTAGAGTGGTGTGAAACAGAAGAGGATTTATATCAGGCTGTAGTGACCTGTTACAAGGGTCATGTAGAAGGAGTATATGAGAACGCAAGACTGCTCTTCCTACGCAGATATGAGAATGAATGGTGGGTTGACCCTGTAGCACGTAAGCAGGACTACAACTCAAAGAACCCTATCGCTGTATCACCACCTCAACCACCTACTAGCGCAGACATTGATGCTAAAGACAAGCTTCAAGTGAGGGTAGGTTAATGGCTAAGAAACCCAGAGTACCACGTACAAGAGCAGGAGCTAAGTGGACAGAAGCAAGGTATTGGGGATTCATACGTTCAGCACTAAGAGAAGCGAACCGTAGATTCCCACCACGTTATGCCGCCAAAGCACTGGCTAAGAAAGCAGTCATTGGTGAGCGACACCGCTTCGAGTTCCAATGTGCCTGTTGTGATGAGTGGTTCAAAGATAAGGAAGTTCAAGTAGATCACATCGTACCTGCGGGTACACTACGTAAGTATGATGACCTTCCTAAATTCGTAGAGAATATGTTCTGTGAGGTTGATGGACTACAGGTGTTATGTAAACCTTGCCATCAGAAGAAGACCAACGCAGAGCGTGAGGAGCGAAAAGCAAATGACAGTTAGACACTTAGTAATACCAGACACCCAATGTAAACCAGATCAATCTTATGACCATCTTGAGTGGGCAGGTAAGTATGCCGCATCCAAGAAGCCAGAAGTTATTGTTCATCTTGGTGACCACTGGGATATGCCTAGCCTATCAATGTACGATGTAGGTAAGAAGTCATTCGAAGGCAGACGTTACACCAATGACATAGAAGCAGGGCATCGAGGTATGGAAGCCTTTCTAAAACCCATCAGAGATGAGCAGAAAAGGTTACGTCAGAACCGAAAGAAAGTATGGAATCCTAGAATGGTATTCCTTGTTGGTAATCATGAACAACGTATCGAGCGAGCCATTGAGAATGATGCCAAGCTAGATGGACTTATCGGCTATGAAGACTTTAAGCTTGACGA